TGTTTTGTATGAAAGTAGTTAATTCTGCCACTATATTATAGTCTCTTACTAATAACTTATCATCTTCTATGAGAGTTTTTAAGTTAGAGCATCCTTGTGCTTTGACAGTCTTACTCATCTTGACACCCATCTGTGTCTTGTTACCAGAGAATCCCTGACCAACTACTTGACCTGCTCTACCACGCATAGCACACATAAGAACATTTTCATATTCTATATCGTAGAATAAACTTGAAGCAACTGCTTCTCCTATATCATTGACTTCTATTAATACATGTGCATTGTTATAATTCGTTGCAACATTGTATATGACATTAGGGAATAACATAGGTCTAACATTTTTATCCCTATACTTTGCTACTAATCTCCATGGTGCGTGAGTAATATCAATTACTATAAAGGCAGAGTAATCCTGTGCGAGACCACGAGATACGTCCACACATACAATATAATCATGGTCGTGTACAGGATTTTCATATACGTCGAGAGATCCATTTGTTGTTAATACGTCATCGTAAACTAATGTTCTAAGTTTAGCAGCACTAATCAAAGTGTCAACAGATCCTAGAAACTCACACTCGAACTCTTGTGTGAATTGTCTTTCGGAGGTATTTGCTATAGTAGTTTCTTTCCACTTAGCATCTCTGCCTGGTACTTTTGACCAGTGAACTTCTGTCCATGCATATCCATTTCTATTCTTTTGTGCATCCACCCACAACTTATAGAAGTGGTTCATACCATATGGTGTAGATATAATTATTACTTTCGTCTTGGTACCAGAAGTGATAGTAGGATATACTGAACTGAAGAATGCTTCAGCAATGTGATTAGGTACAAAGGCAAACTCATCCAGAAAAATAATGTTGAAAGACATACCTCGGACTGCACTAGCAGAGGTAGACGCTGCCAAGATTTTAGATCCATTTTCCAACTCCATGCTACCTTTATTGTACACAACAATACCTTGCTGTAGCCACAAAGGTAATTGCTCATATGCTAATTGTAATCTTCCGAGCAAGTCTCTTGCAGTAGATAACTTGTTGGCAAGAATACCAATATTAACATTGTCATTAAACAATGCATAATGTAAAAGATAAGACACGCACGTAGTTGACTTACCAGTCTGACGAGGAAGTTTTGCTATATTGAATCTATGTTCATGAAACTTTTCAATAAGTTCTTCTTGAAAATCCCACATCTTAAATGGGACTATACCTTCATCAAGAGATATAATCTTAATATAGTTCTTAGCAAAATAAACAGGATCCTCTTTACACTTGAGGTATTCCTGTATTTGCTCTTTAGTAAAATTTATATCAGTCCCAACCTTTTTTAGGTTAGGGTTACCAAGATAAAAACTTGAGGGATCAGTCGCCATATGTCACTAGATATTTTTCTGCTTCCTGTTTGGAATCAAACCGATGCATGTGATGGTTTAACTGAAGCGTAAATTGTTTTTCAATTTGATCATAACCGATTACTCCTTCGTAATCAATCCAATCAAGATCCAAACGATCCTCTGGTACTTCGCTCATGACTAAACTCCTGTTTCTTTAGTTCATATTCTAGCATAGATTTCAAGATAGTAGCACGGGTGCTTTCTCGAAATGCTTCTAGAACACGGAGTTCAGATTGTAATTCTTCTATTCTTGTTTTCATGGTTAACAGTTCCAAGCTCGTAGTGATTTAGACAGTCTATCATCACCTGTATTATTAGATGGTTTCTGTCTCTTTCTCATGCCTTTCATTCTAGCACAAAAACTTGCTCTTCGCTTGTTACCTTTCTTTTTAGATGGTGCTTTCAAATCAGAACCAGGATTTTCTCTTTCGTATGACTTACGACCTTTCTCGTTTAGTCCACCAGATTCTTTCTTACCAGACTTCTTAGTCCAAGCAGCACCTTCCTTAGTTAGATCTTTCTTACCATATGTTATGCAAGGAGTTTGACCACAACCACAATTCTTCTTCTTATCCAATTGATTGAATGAAGTTATCTGTTCCTTATGAGTTTCACCTTTCATGAGGGTACCATCTTTCATTACGTGATGACCTTTTGGAATTGGTTTGCATTTATGATCTTCTCTGCAGAAGTATTCATCCTTCTTACAATTCTTTGCACTACCATCATTATGTTCTTGTACTTGTTCACCATAATTATTGAATGCACCCATTGATGCAGTTCCATTATCTGTTGATGGTGTTGCCAATTCTTCAGAACCAGCTTTGGTTGGTTCTTTTTTCTTTTTCTTATATCCTTTAGGTCTATAACCTTCAGTTGCTAATATCACAGGTCCTTCGGTAGGATCTGATTCATGATACTTGATAACTCTACTATTAGGATAGACACTTTGTGCTATCTTCTGTGCTTGTGGTCTTTGAAGTTTTTGCAACTTACTCCTAAAGACGGTGATATCATATTCTCTACCTCTCCATACAAGAGTGAGAACATAGTACCTTCCGTACATTGTAGGAATTCTTGTTGTCATCTAGTAAAACCTATCTTTGCTACTTTGATGCTCGATCCACCTGCTGATGCTGTAAGTGTGTCAGTAGCATCTTTTTGAATAACTTCTACAGCACCTACGGTGACTGTGAAAGATCCAATGGTATTGCCACCTGAGTCCTTTCTTGTAATAACTGATACTGCACTATGTCCGTTATACAAACGAACTAAAGTTGCATTACCAACATTACTTGCGGAACTTAGATCTGCTTCAGCGGCTAGTACATGAATAACCATGAGTTTAATTAGTCCTTTACGTGTTTATTTATCTTTCTTCTTAGTTGCTTGTTTAAGCATCTTTTGAAGATCAGCAGTGCTACCAACAAACAATGAGTTGTTAGTTACTACTTTTTTAGCACTCTCTTCTTTGACATTTTTCTTGTCCTTCTGTAGTGCCATGAGTTTGTCAGCAACATCACCTACGTGTTTGATGAGTTGTCCAGCAACTTCGTATGCTCTAGGGTGATCAGAAGACATAGCCAAATCAAGAGCACCGTTGACAGCTTCTTGTCCTTTATCCACCAAGGCATAAAGGTTTCCTCGTGCATATTCATAGTCGTCTTGTACCTCATCTTTTCCTTCTACCTTTTTTACAGGTTGTGGTTTCTCAGGAGTCACTTCAGCTGAGACTGCTTCCACAGTTTCAAATGCTTTATCCAATCCTGACATGTCTTCGTTATTCATAATATGATATTGATTCACTAAATCCGAAGTCATCTTCACCAGTTAATAATGCATCATCTGTAGAATCAACTAGATCTATTGGAGTACCTGCAACTGCAGCAGCTGCTGTAGTTCCATTCTGAGCTCTCCTAACCGATAGTTTGTTTGGAGAAGTTTTGCTCTTAACGTACATCACTTCATTACCAACCTCAATATAAGATTGAGTAGGAATGTTGCTGTAGTCCACTAACTCTATTGTGAGGTTTCTTGCAGTAATAGCACCTGCAAGTTCTGCACTACCATCTTGGTTTTTATCTGTAAGTGCTCTTGGTTCAACCTGATAAGCAACCTGTCTGGTAGCTGTATCTGAAGGCATAGTAGTATAGATATCTGCTTTTGCTTTTTTGATTGGTTTTTGAGTTCCTACAGGTCCGAAGATATATGCTTTGACTGTAAAACTTAGAGTTACTAAAGTAATCTTTTTATCATCAAAAGATCCTTCATAGTCATCGCTATAGTTAATACTATTAAGAACTATTGGAAGATCTCTATAGTCATTCATATCATCTACCATCTTAATCGTAATTTGATAAGAGGGTTGAAAGACTGGTAAGACTTGTTCTAATATTTCTAATGCTTCGTCATTAGTTTTTGATATAACATTTAGTTCAAAATCAATATTATATGGAACAGGTGTAAATTGTTTCTTAACTGCATTAGCACTATCCCCCTTAACTGTTAATGTTGTAGGAGCTAGTTTCCTTGCACTGTCATATGAAATACCCGTCATCTCGAAAGATAAACGGGGAACTGTGATCGCAACCTTTTGGTTTAGATCTGCCTGTTGTTCTAGTCTTGCTAAAAATTTCTGTCGAGGACCATATGCTAGAGGAACTTTCATCCTACTATAAACTGATCCGTCTTTGTTTTCTTTTCTACATTCTATATTATTGAAGAGCGTTCCAAATCCAATAACGCACTTTCTAATAATTTTATTGTATGTGTATGCACCTAACATGTTATAAGTTTCCTGCTAATCCAAATGGGTTTGATTCACTGAAGTCCATAATATCATCACCTAGAGATTCAAAAGTTACACTCTCTGAATATTTAGGGTCAGCGGTTGCCTGTTCATTTCTATTATCTAATATAATAGTCGCTCCTGATGTGTCACCTACAATTGCTTCACCTATAAGGAATGAACCAGTAGGAGATTTTAGTTTAATAAATCCTTCCTGAGCATCCCACTCAACTAGTTGAGCAGTTGCAGAGGATGTAGCACCAGTTACTTGTTCTGGTACAGCAAATGTACCAGTTAGACCTGATGGTGCAGCAGTAAATGCAACAGTTGCATTTGTATAACCACTACCACCGTTAGTTATATCTATGAGTTTTACACTTTTGTAACCAGAACCACCTGATAAAATGTTAATTGCAGTTAACACTCCATTGGTAAATGTAGGCACTAGAGTTGCATTGATACCACCTGAGTCAGGTGCTGTAACGTTCATAGTAACTCTGTCTTCATCATAGTTTTCACCACCATCAACTATGTTAACTGATCTTATCTGTCCTTCTTTTACAACTCCTCTAATCACAGCAGATTTAGTTGGTGATCCACCACTCAGAGTTATATTCACTAAGAATGCTTCTGCAGCTGCATCTTGTCCATCGCCAGTTATTGTAATTGAAGGTGTCTCATTGTAACTACTACCATTATTAGTAATAAAGATATTAGTCAATGCACCATTAGATAATACTGCATCTCCTGTTGCTGTTACACCAGCAGTTGTAAGATAGTAGTGTTTAACAGTGTAACCGTAATCTACTATCTCATCATCTCCAGCAAATACATCTCCTTGCTCGTCGCTGTACTCGAATAATTCAGCTCTTAATTTATATACGTAACCTTTACCTAACTGATAAAAAGGTTCTTCATGTTCTACAAATTTTATCTCAAAGTAATTACTTGTTAATGGAAGGTATATTAGATCTCCTTCTTGTGGTCTTTCTGGTGCTTGATAATCGTTATCAAG